CCAGCCTTATCCGGCACGGACAACGTGAACCAATACTCCTTATTACGTACCCGCAGAGCGCCCACGGAAGCGTTGGTGCCAGAAGCTCCCACGCCTATAGGCACTGGGCCGGGAATGTTATTAAGGACATAGTTTCGCCGTGCCGCGCGCGGCCGTTTGCGATTGGCGGGGCGCGGAGCAGGTCCGCGCCTATTCTTACTGACTGGCTGATTCTTAGACATGTCAAGTCAATGCTGATTGTAACCACGTTACAGGATTCGGGCAAGTGGAGCCTGATCATGATATAGGTCCACATGGCCGTCATACTCGACTGTTAACGTGTCCTCAATAAGCATCTGGGTTTGTGGATCCACGCCCCAAGCTCGCTCAAAACTTAAACGAGTGGCGTACTCCACATCAATGGGCTGAACGCGATCAATGCCATGCTGCAACTTGCGAGCTTCATAGTGCTTGTCCGTCACATAATAGCGGCCAGAGCCCCGTTGGGCCATCAACTCGCCCAAGCGTTGCAGTATCGGGACCCCTCGCCCCAGCACCATTTCGCACAACCCGACCGATCTCACCCACCGGTGTACCAATGATGGTGGCATTGGCAACACACTCCAACCAGCACGGGATAGGACTCGCAGGGGATTACGCACCATGCGCCACCTGCCGCCTACCTCCACTGGTCGGCTCTGACAAAATTCCACCTCCTCAAACACCTCTGTGGATTGCTCTAGTTTGGTGTGCATACACATCGCCCGCATAGTCGTTGCCAAATCAGGCAACAGGGCGCGATCGTCACGCTCTATTATCACCACTGAGTCATCTCCATCGACATACATACTGTGTCGTATCGCGCCAAGCCAAGCCCGCAGCAACAATATATTTAGTACCGTTCCCCCTAGGGCGGTGCTAGCTTCACCTGACATACGTGTGCCAGGCGTGTAATACTGCGTGCCATTCTTGGTACCACCCCGATTTCGCATCTGCATCAACATGTACCTACGCACTGATTTACG